TTCTACAATGGCTGGGTGCCAGTAATCGACTTCTTTCTCAGTCCACACAGATGTTGGATTCTTGTAACGATAAGGGATGACGACAAGTTCAGCATCATTATGCTTGGTGTAGTTTTCCAGAGCCTTCAAGAAGGGTAGGAATACTGGCGTTGCATTCTGTGCTGAGGTGATTACGTAAGTCTTGTTCTTCTCAATTCTTACCTTAGTCTTCTCCGCAACGTTATTAACCTTCTCTGACTTCTTAGTAATTTCAGCCATCGCATCTAGAATATTTTCAAAATGCACTAGCGTCTGTCGGTCTAATCCTACGTTAGGGTTGTTCTCTAAGAAGGGGAGCGAAAGACCGTTGAATTGCTCAACTGCCTGTTTACGTCTTAGAACTGACTTTGGCTTGACACCAAGATACTCAGCGAACTGTTCTCTAGATATCTTAGCCTTGACTGCTGCCTTGTACTTTAAAATAAAGTCTTCTGTAGCATTCGAAAGTAACTGTTTATTCATCTACTATTTTTCCTGATTCATCGGTAATCTCGATGACTTCTCCCTCTACAACATTATTTGATTTTAGAATGTCTTTGATGGCATCCCTCGTATTCATAATAAGTGTCTGATTCACGGTCTTAGTTACATTACCGCCACCAGATGTGGTTTTAGCCGTCAATTTATCCTTATGTTCTTTCATCTTAGCACGTTCGTGGATTGCACTCAAGCCAATGTTTAAATAATTCGCTGCTACTTCGTACATTCGTGCTCGTTTGCTTCCTTCGATATCCTCGATATCATCAATGATGGTTTGATGAACCACAATGGCGTCATTGTGAATCTTTGAATATGCGGCTTCGATGTCATCATCTTTTTCGTCATACGCATCAACGGCTGATGCCGTTGGCGTATTCTGAACTGGTTGTTCCGTTGCTACTTCCTTATCTTCATCTTCCACGACTTCTGGAAGATTGAAGAAATTTTCTAAGGGTCTTCTCTTAGTGGTAGTAGTAAGACCCTTCGACTCTTTAGATTTTTTCGCTGGCATTGTTGGTATTCCTAGGTTCTAAGGGATATTTATTACCCTTTAGAACCTCTGACCGCCGAATACCACTCTCTAGGAAATTCCTTGTTAGTGGTCATTTCATACCAAGCATCCAATTCCAAAATCTTCTTAAGGTGAAGATCAATGTATTTGTTGTATTCACTTATAAAATTAGTGAGGTCTGCTTGGCTCTGATCGGTAATCATGGATTCAACTTTATGTGCTACTAGTTTCATTGTTCTGGCTGTCCGGTTCTTCAGTTTTAGTTGGGTATAGTCCCTTTAGGATATCGTTAATCTGGCTACGCTTGGCTAGTATGGCTAGCTCAATTATTTCCATTTCACCGAAAAGGTCTAACTTCTTTTGGCTATAACGCTGAAGAGTTTCCACTTCAAAGCGAATCTCCTTAGGAAGGTTTTCTACTTCGATCTTCTGATCATTAATTTGCAAGAAAATGATTTTCTCTGCTATAGGCGATTGATTCATATTTTATCCTTATGAGTTTGCGAATGCCATTAAATCTAACAAATCGTTAGAGTTTGATTCTTCTGGTGGAGTATCGAAGTCACCGATTGGCATACCTTCAATATGTCCATCAATTACACTGAACGATACTCTCTGTGGTTCATCAGCTTCAGGTTTTACTTTCTTTCCGTACTGATTGTTGGACTGCTGTACTTCTTTCTGCAATCTGGTCAGTGCGGCTCTAACCTTTCCTTCATCTTCAATGTCGGTAATCTGTAGATTCTCTCTGTTGAATTTAACTGGCACGTTCTCGCCTACAGCAGATGATGAACGAGTCTTTAGGAAGTAGAGCAACATGATACCTTCGATTCTCATCTTAGGAGTCATGTATAGCGAAATGTAGTTGTCCACGATGTTGATCTTGGAGAAACCACCTGCGATTACTGCTTGGTCTGGTGAAGCCATACGAATACCGTCTCTGTTTTGCTGTGAAGCAGACACCATTACGGCGTTATAATCAACACCAATTTCATACAACTGCTCTGACTTAGCCTTATCCTGTTCTGAAACAGATAGGTTATTTGTTCCACCGATTGGGGACATAAGGTCGAGATAGTCAACTAGGATTACGTCAGGCTTACGTTCGAACTCCATTTCGTACTGTTTTAAATAAGCACGAAGATCATTAGCGTTTGAACCGTTAGGTAGACGTACCATTCTGTACGAACCACCACCCTTTTGTTTAATCTGATTTAGCTTGCCAGCGATGATCGGAATATTTTCTTTCCAACCACTGATAGCCACACCAGTTGCAATAGCTGCAAGACGGGTGTAAATCATATTTTCAGGAAGTTCTAACGAAATGTAGAGGACGTGATATCCCTGTGCAGCGTAGTTATCACCGATGTTCGACATGACCACCGATTTACCGACACCTGAGTTGGCAGAGAATAACGTTAGCTGTTTACGTACTAGACCACCGCCAAGCTTATCGTCAAGGATTCTAATACCCGTAGGCATGAATTCCAAACTGTCAATGCATTCTTGTAGCTGCTTTTCAGGATTATCGTATAGATCGATACCTAGATTTCTATTAAGAGAAATCTTAGCGGCTTCTAGAATGGCTTGGGTTACCTTGTCGAAGTTACCTTCGGCCATGTCCTTCATGGAACTCTGCATGGCTTCCTTGATGGCTGATTCCTTAGCGAACTTCTCGCACTCTTCCGAGATATAAGGAACGTCATCGTACTTGACTTCACGGCGTGTCAATTTAACATCACACTCCACTTCGATCTTATTGAAATCGGGGAGTGCGGAATACTTCTGATAATAAGTTTGAAAGAACAGAACTGCCTTTCTTAACTCTGGATCAAAGAAACTTGGCTTGATGATCGACGCACATCGAGCGTACAAGTCCTTCGATGATAATAGATATTCAATTACCATCTTTTGTTTAGCAAAATTCATAGATACTCCAACTTAAGGCGGATTCTACCTACGAATGACCGTTTAAGTCAATTCTTGTTCAGAATTGTGTCTTCACGTTTCGGGTCAGTTACAGTCGATAATTCAGGATCAATGAAATCTTGAAGCAATGGCATGGTTCTCTTGAAAGCATAACGTTTGTCATCTTCAATGAATAACCAAATACCCTTGCGCTTTGAGAAGCGATATAGCTTAGGAGCAATGTCTTTACCGTTACCAAGCTTGACGTAAGTCAATCTGTGGTAGTCACCATTTTTAGGTCCGGCTGGGAAATCGTCACCTTCCGTGAATGGGAGGCCGTTCGGAGGTAGTCCGTCCTTACTATATATGTTCTTGCCCACATTGAGCTTGTTCATGTTTAGCTTAGGATGCTTCTTACCGAACTCGATTGCTTCCGGGGAAAGCTTTCCAATATCAGCATGATCTTCACCACGCTCTGGAACGTTATCATTAGCTTTAGCTTTAATCGTATCATTGATTGGCATGATATCCTGATACTTCTTAGGAGCACCATCATTGATATCCACAAGACCGCTGGAATCAATATCTTCAGTTAGCTTACCAAAGATTTGCTGTGTTTCCTGAGTAGCCATCGCTGGAATTGCTAGAAGACGCAGCATCGTAGGAATCCAGCTTGCAGTATAACTTGTAACAGCCCACGATACATCGATAATTTCCAAATACTTCTTAGCCATTGACAACGTAGGTGTCAACTGTGCCAAGGCTGGGATTTCAATGATATCGCCAATAACGAATGGACGGCCAAGCAAAGCTACTGTCTGACGTGTTGAAACTTCAATTGTGTAAGTTTCAGTCTGATAGAAACCATACTTGGAAGCTGCTGACTGAACATCAATGGGAGTGAAATAGGATTTCATCTTCAAAGGTATGGTCAAATAGTCACGGTCACGATTCTCTAAAAGAATCTTGTCCTGAATGTTGTTGATCGCAGTTGGTTCGTATTCCATCATCTGGATAGCCTGAACAGTCCAATAATCATCTGGACCACCGTTAAACGCTACTGGACGAACTCTCCAAAATCTTGAAGGAACGGTTCTAGGGAATGCTAGGGTTACAAGACCATCACAATCCTGTGAAGCCACTGCACCGGCACCATACCATTTGACCCCATCTTCTGAATGCTCAAGGCGAACCTTTGTTGCACGGTTCTGAGCATCGCAACCCTGCTTGATTTTGATTAGAGAAATGTCACGCTTTACAGATGTCTCAATACCATAACGATCACGACCATTGCTTAATTTAATTGGACCGAAGTCGAAACCAATGAAAGCTTTACCAACGACAGCCGTACCCGTCTGAGCGGAACGCCACTCAGTTCTGTATTTTGTAAAAGCATTAGATGCTGGGAAGTTTGAAAGATTGCCAGATGAAATAGCTGTGCCTGAGGTGGTCAAGTCAGTTAGCGAACCCTGCTCGTGGATACCAAGAAGCTTGTATACGTTTATAACCGCACCAGCGATGTTTAGCTGCTCGTCTACGTAGTTATCGACCTGACATGTATCATTGTTCTCCGTCAAGTCCCACGGGCTGCACACTTCGTTCTGAGGGCAAACGATTCCGTACTCAGTCTGCACACATCCACCACCGACATCGCCGGTTGGTGGAGTTACAGGAGTACCGTCATCATTAAGATCACAATCCCCGGCAGTGTTATTGTCTATTCCACAATCCTTACCGGTTTTGATTTCAGCTTGATTCTTTACTTCATCAATTTGACACGAAATACAAGTTGCCATTTATTATCCTATTACAAAGTGACCAGCAAGACCTACGTCCTGATAGTTCGCCATTGCTGGGTCGTTCAATTCGTCCATCAATATCTGCTTTTCGTTATCAGCCTGAGAAGCCAATTCCTGAGCGTTAAGTGTAGTGCTACCATTTGGACCCGGTAGAGTCTGGTACTTACCTCTAACCTGTGAAAGCATCATCTTGGCTTCAGCCAATGCATACTTCTTAATCCATAGTGCTGAATGGCGACCTGTGAACAATTCCTGTTCGGACTTTTCAACAGTTACGTCAAGTAGCATTCTTTCATTCATAACGACTCTACCGAACAATCTCAACTCGCGAGTTTCTTCAACCCACTGGTGCATGATACGAGTAGCGAACAACTGTTCAAGTTCTTTCATGTAAGAAGACATCAAGTGATAGCTCAACATGTCGAATGTGCCTACAGCGTACAACTGCTGAAGTGCGGCAACACCGAATAAGCCATTACCTGCTAGACCTGTTGTGATCCAACCAGCCTTCATTCTGTAGATAACTCTTACATCTGAAATCTTGTTGAAACCAACGCATTTATTTGAAAGAACATAAATCTGCTGGTTTGGCTTGGTGTTAAGGAAGAACATGTTTCTAGATGAACCATAACCTGAATAGTTTCTATACTGTAGCAATGCATTGTCAATAGCTTCGTTGATCTGTTCTTTAGTCAATTCAACTGTGACGCTAACGCTACCTAGCATGTTTCTAATAGAATTATGTAAAGCTCTTCTTTCATCTGGTGAACCATCAGTACCAACGCCAAGCTGCTTGTACATTGGGCCAGCTTCAACGCCATTGCTACCTTCGATAGGATCATCGTAAATGACTGACTGTAGAACCTTCGCAAAGATACCATCGGCATCTGGCACAACATGAATGTCGTGTCCGCAACCGCTAGCATTTGATTCGAAGTGTAGATACGGTGTACCGTTCCAACGTGGGTCTTTGCTTACCTGATATCTGAAGGCAACATACGCGATAGGCTGAGCGATAATCCAGCTTGTACCTGTCCACTGGAACAATTCATCGTTAACAGTGTCGTACCATAGAGTACCGATCTGTGGAGTCAATGGATGTAGAGAATACGGGATTACATCCCAACCTGTACCGTTCCATGACTTCAACTGATTGTTCACAGTATCGAACCACATGTAGCCTACGTATACGTCGAATGGATCGGTATCGGAAATGATTGGGTGGATGATATCCCAATCCAAACCGTCCCATGTGTAATAGGTCTTATTTGTTTCGTTATACCAAACCGTACCAACTGGTGGACGTGTTGGATCATAAGGGAAGAAAATGAATTCTCTATCGACACAGCTATTCTTTAGGATGTACTTCAATGTACCATCCTTAGGATTATACCAAACAACACATGGTGGAAGATTTGGTGGCTGTGATGGATCATTGGCCTGCTGTAGGAAGTTGGCTACGACTTTCCACTCAGTGTTAACGATATCCCATACGAATAGTGAATCTACTGAAGGAGACTGATTCCACCATAGGTCATTGCTACTTCTAGCAATTGGGTCAGTTGGGTACATGGTGTACTCGACTTCAACCCAAGCAGTGTTTGCATCGTTTCTCTTATAGAACTTCTGTGTATCTGGATTCAACCAGTAAGTGCCAGTTGCAGGATAATCGATAGTACCATCAGACTTAGGTTCATCGTAACGAACATTAGTCATTAGGTTCCACTGACCAGCAGAGAACTTGTACATCTTACCATCGGTTTCATTCAACCAGAAATCACCTACACCAAGAGTGTTAGGGTCTTTCTTTGAAATGATAGCTAGAACATCATCAAACTTATCTGCATCAGAATCCCACTTGACAAGTGAGCCGTTAACGGTGTCGTACCAATAGGTGTTGCAATCAAGGATAGGAGCTAGTGAAGGATTACGAGTCTGGATGTATAGGCATAGCTTTACCCAATGGTCACCGTCCCATTCATACACTTCAGAACCAGTAAACCATAGCTGTCCACAAACTGGCTTAGTTGGATCAGTTGCTAGCTTGACGAATGGCTGTGGACTCCAACCACCAGTTTCATACATGTACATGATGTCATGTGCAGTATCGTACCAGTAGGTGCCCTGAGGATGTGTTGAAGGGTCTAGGTTAAAGAATGTAACAGGCTTAGCTAGGTTTGTGAAACCATCATAGAAATAAAGCTTCTGGTTTACTAGATCAACATAGTACTTGTTCGCATTTGGTGGAAGCGGAGCTTCATAAGCACCACCCATCATCTTGAACTGCTTATTGATAGCATCAACCAAGTCAGCATAGGTCTGAGCATCCATACCCTTAATCTTCAGGAAGTAATCCTTTCCGTCGATCTGCATGTGCAGTGTATAGGTTGTGGATGGGTCAAGACCCGTCATAGTGTTTAACGTAATGCTGGCAGATGATTCCTGATTGGTGAACAGTTGAATGTTCTGATAAGCATTAAAGTATTCTGTGGCCTTCTCATCTGATCCAGTACTGATGGAATAGGCATGTACACCTTCACGGTGATATCTACCTACGTTATCAATAGCGTAAGCAGATATGTAATAGAACTGGTTTGGATCAACATCAGTAACAGTTAAGGAAGTGGTTTTCTTATCGTGGTAGAAAGTACCGACAACAAGAGCCGTGCCCAACTTTGATCCTGTGTGCATATCTGGATCAACGGTTGGATCATCTTCATAGATCGTTGCATTCTTTGGTGATGTTGTAATGTAGTCAGCAGGTTTGTTGGATGCTGTAATCAGGATACCATCGTATGCCTGATTGTCAGCAGTACAACCGTTTGACGGAGGTGGAATGTTCCACGATACAGTACCCGTACCATCGCCATTGCGAACGAATTTTACAGTGATTTCCTCACCTTCTTTTACGATCTGGTTTGGTGTGTCTGCGTAGTTACCGTAAATTGACATATTATTCCTCGATTACCTTACCGTTGTAAATCTTTCCTGAAACTTCACCATTCAATTCCTTAATAGTCTTTTCAGCATCGGAAATGGTGATAACTAGTAGTAGATTCAAAACGTGAAACAGTGTGTTTGTTCTTTCTGTGTTCGAACTGAACATGGCAGAGTTACCGATGGACATGATGTTCTCATACAAGAATTCAAGAGTGGACTGGTGCCACTTTGAAAATTTGCTGATAACAACATCAGGAACACCGTTAGCCTTACAGGTGGTGTTGAAGGAGAAGATGATTTCGTTAAACTTCTTCACCATTTCCGCACACCATCTTTCAGAACCCCATGCGTCAACATCGATTTCAGAAATATCCTGACAACCGACAACGATTGCCTTAATATAATTATTTAGGATATCACGATACATTTGCTGTTTGACAGGCTTAGAAGGAAGGATTTCCAAATTTGGAATTTCGATACTTAATCTGTAATTAGCGTTCGCGAAGAAGGAATGATAAGCCAACTTCTTCTTCCCATCAGAAGTTACATTGGAATGGGATGCTGATTCATCTTTCTTTTCACCAAACAAGGTATGCTTGAAATAGTAAAAAAGACCCACAGCAATAATTGTGGCAAGACCAGCTACGGCACCGTAGTCTGATATTAACCTAATGATTAAGTCCATTGTTTCCTATAGTCCTGAAATTATCTTAATATTTATTTGAAAAGCCCTGAAAAGGGCTTTTTAAATTAGTGATATTGAGGACTCGACCCATTTCTTGACTTTCGCATCGTTCCAAGAAAAATACATTACTTGGTCATCATCGAAAGAAAGGATTACCTGAATGGGTGTCGGATCATCCTTGATGTCATATTCCCAAAGAATTTCTAATCTGTCTTTGGGTTTTAGATTGATATATTGCTTTTCTTCATCAGCCTTGTCTTCCAACAAAGGCACCTTGCAATACTTGGTAGCTTCATACATCTTCTTAGCACGGGGAGCACCCTCACCGGCCAACTTCAGTCTATTCTTAGTTTGTAAATAGTCTCTAAAAGACAAATTGACTTTCATGTTTAGTTCTGTTTAATTACAAATATTTATGACTTATGTTAGACCAGTGATTCAAATAAGGGATTAACCTTTTCTGATCATATCCGTAATGCGTTTAGCTCGTGCTGGTGTCTGTGTTGCCCACTTACTTTTTAGTAAGTTATCCGCTGCCGCATTCCACTGCTTAGCTTTGATTAATTTAATCGAGTTAACGAAAGTAGAATAACTACCAATGCCCATCTGGTATACGTTATCTACAATAGCAAGCTTGACATTATCAGAATAAGTATCGAAGTCTGGATAGATTGACATAGCATCTTTAACTGCTGAGTTGAATCGCGTTGCGAACTCATCCATTACCTGCTTATCAGTCCAGCAAAGATTCTTGTACTTATCCCAATCTTCAGGCTTTGTGCTCTTGATTAGCAAACAACCAATACCAATGGTTGGATAGCCAAGATGATCTTTATAGGCACACTTATCATAGCCTTCTTCAGATTTAAAGTGATCGATTATTTGTTGAGTTAGTTGCATGATAGTTTTCTCATTTCGTAATTATTTATCACATAAAGAAAAACCCCTAGATTTCTCTAGGGGTTTTTTGTGTTGCTTTAAGACTTGTCTATTAAACGAAGTCTAGGTTTACTACGTTGATCTTACCGTAGTAGTCAGCGCTGTTACCCAAGGATGTACGAGTGTCGGTTAGGACAGTCTTAGCATAACGGGTCATCAAGCTTACTACTGGCTGCATTGTAACAGGGTTGATGATCGTACCTGTTGACATCAATGGGATGTATGGGCAGTAGAAGTAACCTGCGTCAGTTTCACCATTGCCACCCTTGTAACCGACAAGAATCTTGTCGCTACCGGCTGGTGCGGATGTACCCGGCTGAGCCTGATTCCATAGGTAGCTATAGACCTTGATGGTGCCGTTCAATGTACCTGCCAACTGTGTGTTGGTTGGTGACTTGAATGAACCTTCAACGGCTGGTGCGAATACTGCCTTTGCAGCGCTCTGTAGAGCAGAAACGATCATTGGGGAAACAACGATGAAGTTGCCTGCGCCACGACGTGTCTTACGTGCAATTTCATTTGCTACAGCATTGATGGTTGGGCCTAGGTTCGCTAGACGGTCACCGATGAAGGCTGGTGCATATGTGGTGCCGGAAGTAGCAGCCAAGTCAAACACGCGAACTGTACCAGCTAGTGCTAGCAAGTCGTTGATGATTTCGGCGTCGATTTCCTGAACGATTTCGGCTGAAAGACCCTTGGTGATTTCAGTTTCGATATCTAGACCGTGCTGGCTGTTCAAGTCCTGCATAGCTTCGATGGTCCATGAAGCCTGTAGCTTACGTGAAGCAGCTTCGACAGCCTGTGATACGACTTCTAGGCTCATCTTACGGCCACCGGTACCTTCTGCGAATGATGAGTTACCACCACGTAGAGAACCACCGACTGGATTACCGTATAGAGTTGTACCAGTGTCATATGTTGTTACGTTTGGATCAGAAGCCCAACCTTCACCAGTTGCAGGGGAACCAGTGATACCAGCAGGTGCGGATGTACCGTCCTGACCAGCAGCAGCGAAACCACTTGCACCAGCAGCCTGTGCTACGCCAGTGTTACCTGAGTAGAACTGACGGATTGGCTTAGCATTACCAAAAGCTTCGTCACCAGAAACGATGTCATAACCACCGAACTGTGAACGGGTTGGATCATGCTGCATGCTTTCTTCGTACTTATAACGTAGGGTGAAAATCTGTGATACAGGACCGGACATTGGCTGAACACCAACGATTTCGGTTGCGATTGTACCCGGAATTACACGGCGGATAAGTGGTAGAAGGGTCTTACGGAAGTTCGCAATGTCACCAGCGGCAATTGAACCACCTGATGCAGTTTCGCGAAGCATGTGAGTCTTCTGGTTTTCTAGAACAGCTTCGACGATGCCGACCTTGTTCTTTGGTAGACCTTCAAGCAAAGCTGACTTTGTTTGGGTCCAGTTTTCGTTTAACATCTTTAGATCTTCGGCCATGAGTTATCTCCTATAGTTGCCAAATTTAAAATTAATCATTAACGCCAGAAAGTACTTTCAAACGGTCAATCGCTGATGCAGGGATATTTCCGACTGAAGGTGCTTCTTTTAGAGATTCGGTAATCGCGGTGTCGCCAGTCTTGATTACAGTTTCTTCGACAATAACGTCTTCTTTCTTGCCTTCGGCTAGTACAGGTGTTGGAACACTTTCCTTCTCCGACTTTTCACTTACTTTGTGTAGAACTGTACCGATCATACGTTCATACTGTTCTTCCAACTTTTCCACTGGAACAGTCTTTAGAATGGTTTCCATGATTTCGCGTGAACGACCCTGAAGTGGTTCTAGGACTTCGTTCATCTTCTTGTCACGGGCAACTGTTGATAGAGCTACAGTTGTTTCGTTTAGCTTCTTTTCTGCGTCGGCCAACTTGGCTTCTGCTTCCTTCAACTGATTCAATGTTTCATTGCTGTCAGCGAAGTTTGATTCAAATGCAGTGCGGAATGACTCAAAAAGGTCCATGCCGTACTTGATCTTCTTTACTTCAACGATATCGGCTTCTAGTTCAGCGAACTCTTCCTGTAGGCACTTGGTGTTGAATGCGTCTAGCTGATCAATTAGTTCAGCCATATCAGTCTTAAGTGTTTCAGCAAGTTCAGCCTTAGCTTCAACTAGCTTGAAAGCGTATTCGGCTTCAACGTCACGGAATGCTGCGATGTCGTCATGTAGAGTTTCTAGACCTTCCTGAAGAAATGCTTCAGCCTTAGTATCTAGAGCGTCGATTAGATTTTCTTTTTCTGTCTGGAACTGTTCTGTCAATTCAGCACGAACCTTAAGAGTAGTTTCGGCTGTAGCTACAGTAATGGCTTCTTCAAGCTTGGCCTGAAGAGCTTCGGTCAATTGCTGCTTAGCTTCTTCGTTCAGAACGTCAGTCTGTTCTAGTAGCTGTTTGAATAAGTCTTCCATTAAGGTGCTCCTGTAAAATGAAAAATTAATTGTGTAAAATTGCAATTATTATTTATTAAGTAGCTGATAATTATTGAGAAATATTTTTAGCTATTACGTAAGTACTTGATTTTATTGAGATTCAATTTTTAGAAATTGAATGCAAATTTTGAAAATGATTTCTAAGTTTCTGATTAAAATAAATAAACAACCAAGGAACCATTCATGAAAGACTTATCGTTTAAAAATTATTTGATCGAAATGCCTGTCCCGGCTGATTGGGATAAAGAGAAGTTAGGAGGAAGAAATTCCTTCGCAAGTCAAATTAGATATGCTAAAGAAAGAGCCAAGCAAATTGGTACCGGTAGCTCAAGAGTTGCCTTCGTCGTTCCTTATGAAGGAAGACAGACAGTTTTAAAGATTGCAAAGAATAAAAAGGGATTGTCTCAGAACGAGCATGAGGCCGGAATGTTTTCCGACTATTATCTGAAGGGATTAGGAGTTACTATTCCTATGATCGATTATGATGAGGACTCAATCACTCCATCATGGATTCATACGGAATTTGCGGCCAAGGCAAAGCCTTCCGATTTTATAAGGGCAACTGGATTAGCCCTGCATGATCTTATTAGATATGCAATGATGGGATGTGGTAAAGAAAGACCTAATGGTGACCAAGAGAAAGCTTGGTATCAGGAATGGCAAGAGAAGCTAGACGAGAATGAGCTTGCCAGTGGCCTAATCGATTTACTAGGTAGCTACGACATACCTGTGAATGATTTTAAGGCTATAGGTAATTGGGGGATTTACGATGGTGGTCCCGTGATTATTGACTTGGGATTATCACACGATATTATGACTTCGCTTTATTCAAGAAAACCACAGAACAGATGGTAATAAAAAAGCCCGCGAAAGCGGGCTTTTCTTTAGAACGTTGTTGGTTTTGCTACTGATCTTACAAGAGCCATTAATCCCGTTTGTAAATCAGTCTTGCCAATTGCTACCCAGCGCTTGTCAGTATGCTCGATGGCTAGAAGCTCATTCACTAGAGCATCTAACTGTGCTCCGACTGTATTCTTAATTTTATTCATGAGGTCAATGTCTTCCTGTGTAAGTTCACGGTAGCCAGTGATCTGTCTGTGTTGATTATCCATAACTATTCCAATTATGGATTAAGTTTAACATGAACCAAATTAATATGCAATTAGACCTTCAGGGTTATTAATTTCAAGAAGAGAAAGCTTCCTTGATATCGCACCCGTGTCCAGATAAATGACGTTCTCGATCTGCGTTGGATACATCACCGATACATGCCCATGGACTACATAGTCAATACCCGTGATCGGAAGTGCTTCAACGTTAACATGAAGAATTCCACGTTCCAGTTCCTTCGTCATTTCCAGCCCTCTAATCTCCTTTTGGAAATCATTAAAGATGTCGAATGACCAGAGTGAGTTCTCACCGAACTTGTCATAGTAAATCTTAAACATTTCCCAATCGTTGGTAGGGACTTCAGCGTGGACTAGACCGAACTTACCATTGAACGTATCAATTTCTATAATATGAGGCAGCTTGTCCAGTGCGTCTACGAAGGCATCCTTCTCGTACTCGTGAAGATCAATGAACCACTGACCTCCATGTCTAGCATAAGAATTTAACCAACTCTCTTGCTGGTGGTATTCCTTCACCATTTCCTCATGATTTCCCTTGGAAGAGAAGAACCAAGGCTGTCCCAAATATTCTAAAACTTTGTGTGACTGTGGCCCGCGATCAATGAGGTCTCCTACCGCGAACAACCTGTCTTTACTTTTATCGAAACCGACTTCTTTTAATAATTCCTCTAGGAGGTTGAAGAATCCGTGGATGTCGCCAACTACGAAGTCTCTACCTCCATTAGGGTTTAAAGAGAAGCGGCTTAGTCTCAAGTCGTATCTTCCCATAATGTACTCCTTAGGCATCTAGTCTACCACAGCGCAAAGACTAATGGAAGTGCTAGATTTTATTTTAACCAATAGCCTTTGCATACCTAATAATTTTATAAGGTGTTTCATTCGGCTTGCTCATGTCTACATTATCGTAAAATGAATAGGAGTACTTTGTGTACGCGGCGTAATCCATCTTCAGAGCCATAACACTTACATCAGAGATTACCTCAGCAGCAATGACTTCTTCTATACTAAAGGTATAATCGTAGCTTCTTGAGCAGCACTCGATTTGCTTCTTGGTGTGTTTATCTTCAAAAGCTAACTGGTCTGTATTCTGAACGAATACTTCCATACCTCTACTATCGAAAGCGAATCTTGCTTCAGGCTTCATTTTCGTGGATACAAGCTCAAGAATCTTGTTGATCGACTCTTGGGATAACTGAACTCTTTCTTTTGTTTTCTTTGTCATAATTTTTCCTTAAATAAAACTACTCTTATATATGGCTTCTTCGGATGTTGCAACACTGTGGAACGTGAATGTCTCACCTAGTTCTACCATTGTTAAGAACTGCCCTGCCACTGCGCCTGTATCGATGTATGTGACATTCCCTAGGGTTAATGGCACTCTGACAATGGTATGCCCAACAAAGACATGGTAGATATCATCTACTCTGGATTCATCCATGATCTTGAATTTATGTCTTCCTTCAATCAGTCTAGCAAAGAAATATCTTTCTTTTTCTTCATCAAAATCTTCTGACAATGTACTCTTTAGATCATTCCAAGGTCTTGGAGCTTCAGCGTGAACCACACCAATCTTTCCCATAGAGGTTTCTATTTCCATCGCATACGGTAACTGTTGAAAGAAATCTACATATTTCTTCTGAGTTTCACGATCTAATTTTATGAACCATTCTCCACCATTCTTAGCATAGAATGCTTCTGTACACATTTCATTGTAGTACGAGATAGTCATGTTTTCATGATTACCCTGAATTGCATAACCTTTAAAATTGATTGCATCATGGGACTCTGGACCTCTATCGGCCAAGTCACCAACACTGAACAGTCTATCTTTAAAAGGATTGAAGCTTACTTGAGCTAGTAACTTATCCAGATGATCAAAGCATCCATGGATGTCACCAACAATGAAATCTCTACCTTTAGTATTTCTTTCAAATGATCTAAATTTCATAATGATCCTTAAATGAAAAAAGCCTAGCTTTCGCTAGGCTTCTTATTGGCAGGTACCGTCAGATTCGAACTGACACTAAGAGGTTTGGAATCTCGTGTGCGGCCGGGTTACACTAGGTACCTATATTTGGAGCGCAATGTGGGAATCGAACCCACTTAATTCTGCATGGCAAGCAGATAATCAACCAATGACTCAATCGCGCATTAATTTGCTTGAACAACAGTTATCTTTACTTTAGCCATTGAAGGCAAAACTAAAAGTTTATTGTTCGGAAAAGCTTCCTTAATAGTTTTCTTTATTGACTCTAGGTAGTCCGCCTTAAACGATGGCGGCATACGATCAGTGTCAACTTCAACAACTAAAATATCGTTTTCTTTTACTGTAACTAATTCCATTTTCAAATCCTATTTACAAATATTTAGGTCTGAAAATAAATCATGAATTGGTGGAGTTACCGTGGGTACGATCCCGGCTGTTATATGCAGTGCAAGTGCATCGACCACCCCATAGCAGTCCCTAACCCCATTGTATCTTTAAATCTGGTGGAGCCACCGGGAATCGAACCCGGCCATCAAGCTTGCAAAGCTAGCGTGCCACCAACAACACCTTGGCCCCAAATTATTTCAAGTCAACCCTTATAGTATTCAATTGGTGATTGGTCACCATCTTGCTTCTCTCTTTCAGTTTCAAGTAGAGAGATACTTAATTGGAGTCCGGTAGGTGAATCGAACACCTCTTCGAAGCTTTGCAGGCTCCTACATAACCAATCTGTCAACCGGACATTATTCTTCTGTACAAGTATGCCATACATCTTCTTTATCTGTCAACCAATACTTTCCAGTATCGTGTTTCTTCCAACGAAGGTTTGGCGTTCCACAAACATTACATTTAACTGAGGTTTTAGAATATAAAATCTTTATATTTTCAATTAGACTACTTTTCATGACTCGTTCATTGCTGTTACGAATCATTTCTCTGTAAGCCTCTCCAGTTTCATCACCCTCTTCACCAGTTCCATATGGAAATAAATTAGGCATGCTGTTTACTCGATGTAATTTCGTTCTTGTTTGGATGTATTTATAGTAGCATCAAAAATTTTATTGTCAACACTTAAACTTCAGGATTATCATCAGCCCAATAAGCATGTAGACGTTCGATAATTCTCTGTGAAACTTGATCAGGGAACCTATCATCCTGTGTATGATCATGAACTACATACGGATTGTTCTTGTCCCACATCCTGTAAGTGTTTCTAATCCACTTGCCAGTTGTATGGTTAAGGGAAATTAGCTTTTCTTTCCTGACGAAGATAATATCGCTAGTGTCAGATTTAATCAAGTCTTCAAAGATTTCATCTTCAGATAGAAACTCTGAAGCTTTATCCTTGGACTCTTCAGTGATTACCTTCTCTTCAAAGATAGGCTCACTAGGGATGCTTATCGTCTTTCTACCAAATGCAGCAAGATCAACCATGCTATGTGTATGTGGCTTATCAAGGCCACAATGTGGGCAAGCGAATGTTCCACCTACGTCTACAATGACATCCTTGTTAATCGATCTTTCTTCCTTATGCTGATATTCAGCAAGAGGAATATTATAAGGATTGATAGGATAGTTAGGAAACTTATATGGGGTCTCTGGTGCAACCTCAGGAAGAACCTTATCATAAGCAATATACTTGAACAGTCTGTCATCCTGTGCTGGCTTATTCATAATAATATGATATGCCATCATCGTGTTTGCCATAGCATGAGCTAGGTGGTGCTGGCCTGAATCTTCAGCGTATTCTTCACCCGACTTAAACGCATTGATATGACGCTCAAGGGCATCCATTACACGAGAGATTTCTAGGTTTACCCAATTGTTTGCAGAGTACTTCTTAGCGCCTGAAGTCATTACTTCGGCTACAGCCTTTAATGAATCTGGTGGAAGTAACCCATACTGAGCCTTATCACCATCCATCTTTGTACCACCGTGCTTACCATCAACTTTTATTTCTGTCATATTAAACCTTCAGCTTTATCCTTATTGTACAACATCTGAACGTATTCTGAAACACCTTTAATGATCTTTTCAGGGTCACATGCGTACCATCCGGCACAGTTGAAAGAGTTTAACTCTACAATCTTTACGGAACCATCTGCCATCTTTGCGATGTCACAGGTGAATACCTCAGTAGGTGTTCTTCTACTTTTTGCTACCGCATCAGCAAGCTTGTAAGCCTCTGTGGTGTAGAAACGACGTTCATTGTGGTCACCCATCAAATTGTATTGAGAACCATCAATGATGTCTCTTCCAGCGATGATGAATCGGTATTCTTCTCTGATCGTCTTACCAGTTGAAACCATGATCAGGCTGTTGTCTACAACCCCTGACAATTGTCTTAAAGTATTAGACTGATACTGCAAATCCTCAATACCACAGATAGGAAGGCCTGTGAACAGTTTGCTTCCTGAGTTAGGTCTGATGAATAGCTTATTGGTCTGGAACAGACTCGTGTACTTATCAAAGTTAAGTTCAAAATCATAGAATGTGGTAATGATGAAATCACCATTCACCCATAGATCATTAGACATCTGTAACTTGCTGTGATAATTATGGAACTTCAAAGCCTCTTCATCTAAGAATGAACCGTAGTAAGGTCTCAGGAATTTACCGAAGTTGATTGTAGAATATGGAATTACACAATCATCAAATGAATATGGAAAATCAATATCCTCTTTCCTAGAAAAAGGAATGTAGTCCATAGCGGTGTATTCGTATCCTAAAGAGTCTATAACATCAGTGAGGCTAGCAAGACCAGCCTCACTGAATTCGTTATATTTTCGGAACATACTCTTATCAAGAATCCACTTAACCATGGAAGAATTGCTTCGTCTCAAATGCGTGCTTGTGCCAGTCAACATCTAAGCTGTATAGCTTTTCTGTGATGTAATCACGAAGATCACCATAGTCAAAATTATCATCCCAAGCAACAGCAAGCGCCTTGTTATTGCCGACTTCAGTTAGAACAACCACGTATGTGTATGGCTTATACTGTGAACCCGGTTCGGCGTTTAGCTTAATTAAGGATGATTCAAGATCGTATGACTGAATATTTAATCCATCCATAGCCAAGTCTGCAACCCTAAATTCTAAATCATCAAATACCAAAGCATTGATACCATCAATTTCATCTTCAGTTAGAACCGAATATCCTGCATAGGTTGGGGTAATACTCAGGGTTACCACTACAGCGTTTACACTACCATCATAATCGCCCAACACAATATCAAAGCTGCTCATCATTATCTCCAAGTATTTCGCGTTCTAGTCTATTGATCTGATAGCGTATGTCATTTAAATCTTTTAGAGTACTGATTTTATCGTGACAATCGTTATACTTCATGTCATCCAACAATTGGATGATACGGCTCAATCTTTTTGAATGTTTGTTTAATTTTGATGCGGTTTGTAAATGACCATAACACTCATCAAAAGGCTTGCTGTCATCTGCCTCTGAATCATAATGTGCAATATCATCTGTCATTGGATTGTCCCTAGTTTGATCGGATAATACACGATAAGGGATTAATTGTAAAGTTTAAGAAGATGGTGGACATGGTTGGATTCGAACCAACGATCTTTAGTTTATGAGACTAACGCATTAGGCCAGCTATGCTACATGTCCAATTCGGCTCTTCGACGTTTCTCTGGATGAGTATCATCCAATCCGTCTAGCCATATTTCCTCATGTGTTATTCTATGACAATTCGAACATAGAAGATCACACTTGTCTAACTCCTGTTTCAACGAATTCCAATTGCTGGTTCGTTTGTTACCCCAACTGAATTCCTTCTCGTTTGGGTCTCTATGATGGAAGTCATAGACTGCCATGCTTTCGAATGTTTTTTCGCAGCGCATACATGCGCCACCCAAATATTCTATTGCTTTAACTTTTAAAACTCTTTGATTATGATGACTTCTAAGGTTATGGCATGTTCTGCACATAGTCTTCATATTCGACTTATCATAAAAGTCATTGGGATCAGTTTTTCCGCAAACCTTACAGCAATAATCTTTTAATGAAACACCTTTAGCTACCATAAATTAAATCCACTTCTTAGTACTATTTATACTAAGAAGTGGCAATGTGGAGGAAGGCAAGGGATTCGAACCCTCAAACCCCCGTTAAGGGATCAAACACTTTAGCAAAGTGTGCCGTTCGCCAGTACGGTAGACCTTCCAGTATGACTATTTATTACTTTGTAGACTTTGTTGCAGCTTTAAACTTTGCTGCTAGGGATTCACTAAATCCACCCGGAATTAAATCTTCTAACTTGTAAACGGTGTAATCTGTTTCAGGCCATACCGGATGCTTTTCTTTCTTATCGGTTGGCTGTTTTGAAGCTTCTCTTAGAGACCTGATGACATCATAAAGTGCGGAATGGGCATCCTTGCGCTTGCCAGCTTCCTTGTTTACAGCTTCAGTCTTAACATCGGCTTCTGGTTCTTTACCTTCTTCAGGAGTTAGATCATTAAGCTGCTTTAGCTTAGCCTTCAGCGTTTCAAGCTCTGTATTAAACTTAGCAATGACCGCTTTCTTATTTTCAATCTGTCTATTAATGTCCTGAACAGCTACACTTTTTTCATTTCTTAAAAGCTGCTTAAGCTGCGCTGCACGCTTTTCTGCTTCATTAATCTGAGAGATAATATTATCTATAGACACAGTTCCACTAAATTCGTTCATTTTTATCCTTGATATTATGGCGGAAGGCATCAGATTCGAACTGAAACCGGGTTTTAAATCCGGTCCAACGCGTTTCCAGCGCGTGATCGCTCCTAGCGATTTTACCTTCCTTAATTTAAATAATCAAGCCCTATTATTTATAGGGCTTGACTCTTTGTCTTTCCACTGCTTTCTACGCTTAGAATTGTGCTTCCAAGACTTTCTCTGTTTCCATCTGTTGCAACGAACATCGTCCCAAGTGTTTGGAATGTTCGCCGTCTTCCCACGGAAAGTTGGCTCACCTTCTTCCTTGATTACAGCGGCCACCATTTTGTGGGTGCTGTAAGTGCTGATTCTACGATAGGTACGATACAGTCTGAAGTTATACTCAGGATAATCCTCCATGTAGCGAGGGTTACCACCAGTGTCTTCTTCGTGCTCATAGAACTTCTTGATCTTGTGTGGGTTACCGGTTTTGACAACCAGAGTCCCACGGATCATTTCACGGTGGCACTGTTCGCGCTTGTAAGCCTCAGTTCCGTACTTGTATCTGTACGGCTTCTTTACCATCTTCTCTACATCGACAATATCACCGAGACTATCGGTTACGTAGAAACCGAACAGATGGCTATGGGTGTTATCGTCTCTGTATCTTGGAACACTGATGTTGTCACCGTGTTCGTTAACCACGACATCGAAATAATAGAAACGAGTGGTTTCCTTGAAATTGATGGCGAGTTTAGTTTTGTTGATGGTCAGAAGGTTAGTGAAACGCTTGCCGTATTCCTTCAGGGAGTAGGCGTTCATTTCGCTGAAGAGGTCTTCGATGTTATCGAACGTCTTAACCGCACGGTCTAGGTTCTTATCGTAGACAGTGTATTCTTCTTTCTTAACTTCAGTTGTTACTAGTTTCATTACTCTCTCCTAATGTGTAAATTCACATTCGAAAGAGCAAGAACCTCATGATGCTGTATTTCATTAGTTATCCTTTAATTAACGTCTTACCCAATCATACCCACAAAAGTATGAATTACCATAACCGTCTGTGCAGTATCTTTCCACGCGAACCC